CGCATCGACATGAGCCGCGCCGCGCTCCCGACTTCCGACATCGACACTTCCACCGTCTCCGACCTTGTCCGCGAGTTCGCGGGCAAGCCCGAGGAGTTCAAGAAGGCAATCCACAACCGCCTCAGCAAGAAGCGGTAATCAGAAAGGCAGACCGACATGTCCGACATGGGCTTCACTCCCAACCTCATCGCTTCAGGCACCATCAACCCGTTCCGCTTCGTCACCATCTCGGGCGCGTTTCAGGGCGCCGCAGCCACCGCCATCACCGACGAGCAGATCGGCGTGACGGACGGCAGCGTCTACAAGTTCGACGCGACGGCTCACGCTGTCGCGGGCACCCCGATCACGCTTCAGCCGAGCAACACCGTGCAGATCACGGTCGGCACGGGCGGATGCAGCGCGGGCGATTACCTCATGCCGCTCGGCTCGGGCGACGGCACCGCCGTCACCGCTGCGGGCGGCACCGCCGTCAGCAACTACATCGCGCTTGAGGCAGGCGCGGCAGGCGAGGTCATCCGCGCCTTCCGCTTCGGTCAGCGCGGTCCGATCTTCACCTGATCCACCCATCAACCCCTCGTAAGAAGGAGAGCATCACATGGCATTTTCTGTTGTGGGTGGCGGCAATTCAGCCTACATCCCGAGCACCAACGACCTCGCGACTGGCGCGCTTCAGGTCGAGTTCACCCGCTCCGTCAACTCGTTCGCACTCACGCGCTACGCGCAGATCGTGCCGACGACCAAGATGACGGGCTACTACCTCCGTCAGGACCAGACCGACAATGTGCGCGTCAGCGACGAGCGCGAGTTCGCATGGCCCCTCGGCAACGACCGTCCGACGGGCAAGCAGAACGCGTTCGACTTCCTGCCGTACACCACGCAGCGGTTTGCGTTCCCGTTCTACATCCCGCAGGAGACCACGCAGCAGGCGGCTTGGGATGTCGTCGCGCAGCACGCCCGCAGCCGCGCTCAGTTGGCGATGACTCGCCGCACGATGGCGGCTGCGACGGCGCTCTCGACCACCGCGAACTGGAGCAACAACTTCGTCGCGACTCCGAACACCACCGCGCAGTCGTTCACCGCGGTCGGTGGTCTGTGGAGCGCCGCGACCCCGAACAACCCGTACATTCAGAAGACCATTCAGCAGGTCATGCAGTTGGTCGGCTACAGCAGCGGCGGCGCGGTCAGCCCGAATCAGTTGATCATGGTGATCAGCCCCGCCATCGCGCAGGTGCTGTCGCAGTCGCAGGAGATCCGTGAGTATGTGAAGTTCCAGCCCGCGGGTACTTCGTTCCTCATGGGCAGCGACACCTTCAGCCGTTGGGGCATCCCCCCGACCATCTACGGGCTTGCCGATGTCGTCGTTGACGACTCGGTCAAGGTGACGAGCAAGAAGGGCGCTTCCACCACCGCGACCTCGTATGTGCTCGGCAACGGCGCGTACTTCCTCTCGCGTCCTGGTGGTCTCGTCGGCGTCGAGGGCGCGAACTCGTTCGCGACCCTGCAGATCTTCGCCTACGAGGACATGACCGTCGAGCAGTTCAACGATCCGCTGAACCGCCGCGTCGAGGGTCGCGTCATCGACAACAGCGTCCCCGCCATCGTCGCGCCCGCGGCGGGCTACTCCATCACCTCGGTGATCTGATCTTCATCTCCCGCAACGGGGGAGGGTGGGTGACAGCCCATCCTCCCCCTGCGTATTGAGAGGTAGCCGTGACCGCATACGCGACCTACGACGATCTGGAACACGCGCTCGACTCGACCATCCTCGCGCAACTGTGCGCGGATGCAGGGACGGTCGCGCCAGGTCCGAACCCCGTCACGGATGCAGCCCTTGAGCGGGCAACGGCTACGATCAGGTCGTACATCAGGGTCGGTGACATCTACACCGAGAACGAGATCGCCATTCTCGCCGCCGCGCACGACCCGCTGCTCGTCGCGCTCACGGTCGATCTCGCCACGGAATTCCTGTTTCAGCGGCGCGGCGCGAAGATCTCGCCCGCCATTGAGCAGCGCATCAAGCAGGCGTACTCGTTCTGCGAGGGGCTGCGCGACGGCAAGATGCTGTTCGGATCGGTCAGCGGCAATGTCGCCGCAGGCACGCCCCTCGTCGCAGCCGTGAGCCTCGCGAACCTCGGGTGGTACAACAGCGCGAGCAACTCGCAGTTCTTCCCCCCGCGTAAGGGAAGCCCCTACCCATGAGCAAGTGGAGCGAACGGGTCAAACGGGCGCTCCGAGATCGTCAGGTGCTCGACGGCATCGCGCAGGTCGCTACCGCGTGGATGGAGGAGCACATCAACGAGAACTACGGTCGCGGCGCGGGCGGCGACCCCGAGCCGCACAAGCCGCTCAAGACCGTCACAGGGGCGTTCTGGGCGGACAGGCGCCCGCGCAACGGGACGGTGATCCAAACCCGCAGGCTCGTCCGTATGGTCGATGGGAAGGCGCGCCGCAGGACGCAGTACCTCGTTCAGACGGTCGGCTACCGAGCGGGCGGTCAGCCGCTGCGCGACACGGGCAAACTCGCGGGTAGCCTCTCGGCGACGGGTTCGCAGGTCGGCGGCAAGATCGTCCTGACGATGCGCGGTCGCAGATACGGGCTGTATCAGGATCGCGGCTTCAAGACCAAGGGACCGAACTACATCCCGCTGACCCTGAAGGGCAAGCGCGGACACGGAACGGGGCAGAATCCGAACCGCGAGGGTCTGACGCGAGGCAAGGACTTCACGATGGCGTGGAAAGGCGTGACTGTGCCCGCTCGCCCGTTTATCCTGCCGACTCGGGAAGACCTCAAGACCCTCGGCGTGTCGATCTATCTCGGGCTGAAAAGCATCCTGAAAGGCAAGTGAACTATGGCAACAAGCATTCTCGTCGCGGGACCAACAAGCATCAGCGTCACGGTCGCAGGCACCACCTCGGTGCTCGGCTACTCGGACAACGACAACCTCCCGTCGATTCAGTTCACCGACCATCAGCATGAGGTGAAGACGGTGCTCCGCGGCAATGTGCCCGAGGAGATCGTCATGCAGGGTACGAGCGCCCGCATCTCGCTCGCCTTGGTGAAATGGGATGAGGCTGTCCTGACGAGCCTGCTCGCCGAGCAGCGCGGATCGGCGACGGTTCCCGTCGTGGGTCGTCGTCTCGTCGCGAACGCCGACACCTTCGTCGTCACCATCGCCTCGACTATAGTCGGCAGCACGATGGCGTACTCCTTCGGAGCGTGCTACCTGCTGCCCGACAGCGTCGGCGATTCGCAATGGGGCAACCGCGAGCGCGTGCTCACCCTGAACATCGCCGCCATCCCGACGACCGCGGGAACCCTTTACACCTATACTCCGTGACATGATCGACCTTTCCGAAGACAACGACCCCATGCTGTTCGCCGTCGGTCTGCCCTGCGGGCGACTCGTCGTGCAGTACATGGAGATCCTCGCGACCGTGCAGGCTTCCGTGCAGGGCGGCGTCGAGCCATCGACCAACGATGTCGTCAAGGCGATCCGCGAATCGTCGCGCACGCCCGATGTCGCGCAGGCTGCGACCGACGCGATGCTCGTCGCGGCGTGGCACCGCATGACGACGAAGGTGTCCACCGCGGGAAACGGCTAAAGGCATCCGCCCGATTCCTGTCGGTCTACGGGCGGATGCCGTCAGAGTTCGACCCCGAGACTGCTATGGGACTCATGGCGAACATCCCCGCCGTCGAGGCTGCTGAGACGCTCGTCACGGCGCGGGCTATCGCCATCGCGATGGGTGACGCCAAGACGCTCGCGGCGTGTCTGTACGCAACCACGGGCAACGCCCGCCTCGCGCAGCGCGTCGAGGTGCAGGCGATGATGGCAAAGGGGCGGATCAATGGCTAGCGTCTACGAAGTCCTGTACGCCATGCGCGACACGCTCGCGGAGTGGATGCAGCAGCAGGGGTACGGCGATGTCGTCTACATCGTGGAGGCGCCCATCGATGAGATCGTCGGGCAGTACGCGATACAGATCGTGCCTGGTGCCGACAACGCCGTGCACCCGAACAGCGGCATCGGTCTGATCCGCAGTCAGGTCGAGATCATCGTGTGGTGGCGCGGCTTCTTCGACCCGATGCAGCGCGGCACCGAACGCATCGCGGGAGCGTCGGGAATTCAGCAGTTCGTAGACCTCCTGCGGGAGTTCCTGACGCAGCGCATGATCGATGGCATGACGATCCCGCTGATCTTCCGAAGCGGCGGCACCGTGCAGGCGGTCGAGGGTCTCGACGGGTGGCTGACGCTCCGAGATCTCTACGACTTCGCGTATGAGATGACTTGGGAGCCGAAGTAATGGAAGACCTCGGAAACATCAACATCAACATCCGAGAGTTCGGCGCGGGTGGCGGCGCAGGTGGCGGCGCGGGCGGCGGTGGTCGTGGCGGCGGCGGCAGCGGACAGGCGGGAGGCGGACCTGGTCCTGTTCCCCCTCCTGCGG